AAACTTGTCGGCCCAATCAATTCAGGCCCAGCGGTTGGGGCTGATGGCGCCGCCACCGTTACTGCATATTCTGGCCAGCCTATCGCTGGCTTGATCTATGCAGTGGTGGTTAAATACAACGGCGACAAACCCGGAACCACCGACGTGGTGATTTCGACCAAAGGAACCAATGCCCCCGCCCAAACCATCCTCACGCTGACGGATAAAAATACAGATAATACCTTCCCTGTGCGTGTGGTTGGCTGCAGTAACTTGGGCGTGGCCGATGCCTCTGCCATCCAAATGGTGGCAATGGACGATTATCTTAAGATTGTCGTCACCGGGGCCAATACCGACGATACCGTCGATGTTTGGCTTTTGTTGGAGGTTTAATCATGGCGCCCGGAGCAAACTCATACGGAACGGCGGCCGAAGTTGCGGCATTGACCAAACGCTTCACCGCCAATGGCTCATTTACCACCAGCACTAACCCAACGCTGGCCGAGGTAGAAAAACATCTCGACACGGCAAGCGCCTGGCTGAATACTTCATTGGCCAAGAACGGATTTAAAACCCCGGTAACCCAAGCCGATGTTAAATTGGTGCTGGCAGGATGGGCCGTGCGCGCTGCAGCCGATCTTGTGCAATATGCGAATTCATACGGCCGTTTTTTTACAGAAAAAGCATTGGAGCGAGGCATAGACCCGCTGCGCATACTGGCCCGCGAACTGTCACAAGAGATCGAAGACGCAGCGCCCGGATTTGAAGCCCTGGGCGCCGAACGATTAACTGGCCCGCTTGATACTGTCGATTTCAGGGATGGCGACGACAACGGAAACGATGTGCCGCCCCTGTTCCAGCGAAATGCTTTTGGCAATACAACGAAGGATTGGAATGCGTCTAGCAATTAAAGTTCGCGGCGAAATGGTCAGGCAGGGCCTTGAAAACATTCATCAGGAAATCCCTGCAGTGGGCCGCCGAAGAATGCGAACCATTGCCAACCGGGTGGTCAGGCGAATGCAGGAATACCCGGCCGAAAGACCTGGCCAAGATTACACCAGAACAGGAACCCTGTTCAGACGATGGATGATAAAAGAAATTAATAAGATCGGTTACTCAATCCAAAATCTGACACCTTATACCCACTATGTTGTGGGGGATGCATTCGGAACTTCACAAGCATGGATGCACAAGGGGCGCTGGCAGCGGTTCCGCGATGTAACGGATGAAGAATTGCTGAAATTGCCGGATGAAATAATGAACGAAATCGTTATGGTCGCCCGGCGCGAGGAATTTGAGGTAACATGAGTTCTGACACCTGCAAGGACAAATTAATAGCAATCGCGAAGGGCCTTACTGCATTTCAAGATACTTATGCAGCGGCCACGATCTCTTTTAATGCCACCACGCACCGCATATCTGACACCGGCAACGGCTTGGTTTTTATCGTCACTGATGATTTGGTGACCGTGGCCGGCTCTACTTCAAACGATGGCGAATACCATGTTACCGATGGCAGCCATGCTGATTATTTTGTGGTTGCCGAGGATTTGGTCACCGAAATTGCCGGCGACGCCGTTACAATCACGGCCCCCGAACACGTTACTTATGGCGATTATAGTGTTCTCGAAAAGGGCGTCGGTAATTCGTTTGTGATCATACCGGGAAAAGTTGGGGATTCGGTGGCCGAGGGTGGCGGGAGTTCAATCGAAAGTTGGGGATTTTTCGGAGATCTGTTCGTAAAATTTACCAACGAAAAAGATACTTGGGCCGCCCTGTCTGCGCTGCGCGGACTTTTGTTATACCGTTACCGCACCTATCCGAAATTGAACAACACCAGCGGGATTTTAAAACTCAAAGCAATATGCCCGGATAATGTAGACGGCGTGTTTGATAAAACCGGAACAGCCGGGCCATATTGGTTAACACAGCGGGTTGAATTCGCTGTCAATGAACGCACCGCCTTAAGCGGAGGAGAGATACCATGAAACAAAACATCGTCTTAAGTTATGTTGGAAATGGCGCCCACATTACCGGCTGGCCTGCGCGAGATTTAACCGCCGCCGACGTCGAGCGCCTTAAAAAAGAGGGCAGCACCATCGATGCCCTGTTGCAATCCCAGCTCTACGAATACCCGCCCACGCCTGCAGGCAAAGCGGCATCCCAACATGAGGCCCAGCAGGGCAAGGAGTAAAGATCATGGAAGGTATTAAAGATTTGCGAATGCTTCAATTGGGAGCCGAGTTAAAAAACACCGGCGCCCCCGGAACGGCCGTGGCCTGCACCCAGCCGTGGCGTGGCGAATCCACATACAAGGACGAAACCCCGCTTAAGTTCATTCAAGAACAGGTCCAAAATTTGGTTGGCACAGATCGTTCAAAGATCATGTATTATCTTGGAACTTTAAGTATGCTGGCCACACCAATGACCGCCGAACAACTCCCATGGATTTTGCGCGCAGGCGTCCGTGCCGTCGAAAAGGGCGTGGCTGCAGGCGGCGGTGGCACTGGTTATGCCTATAACTACATTGTGCCAATGACCCCCGGAACCATGTTTAAAAAGGGCACCACGATTGCTTTTGTATCTGCCACCAAAAAGATCACTGACAGCGGCAACGGTTTGGCCTTTGTAAAAACCGGAGATCTGATTAAGGTTTCAGGGGCCACCAATGCAGGAAATAATAACTATTTCCTCGTCGCCACCGGCGGCGTCGCTGGTGAGATCGTTACCACCGAAGCCCTGACCGATGAAAGCGCGGCTGCCAATGTCACCGTCGAGGTTGTTCGTCAAACGGTTACATTCCGGGGCGGCGATAACAGCCAGGCTGAAAAAGGTTCTTATGGTTATGTGAAGGATTTCACAATCGAAGGCAAAGGCGGCGAAGATACTGACGCAATCACTATGGCTGCCAGTTGGGAAGTTCGCCAATGGATTGTGGACGCATTTACAGCAGGCCTTGCAATCCCGGCTGTAGACGTTTTTTCCTTCGCAGAATCACAACTTTTCATTGATGCAGTGGGCGGCACTTTGGGAGCCACGGACGCCGGCGTCTTTACTGATTTCAACCTTAAATACAATACCGGAATCCGCAAACGCTACGGCGCCAACAACAGCAAAAACTATGACAGCGCCTTGCTGCGCGGCGGCCCCGAGATCGTTTTTAAGGTTGGTTTGCCGTGGGACACTGTCGCGCAGGCAGAGGTCGCAAATTGGCGCGCCCAAACAGCCCGCCAAATTCGCCTCGATTGCAACGGCGTCGCGCTCGGAACCGGCGGCACCTTCACTAAAAAATTGGTGCGTTTTGATCTTCCCGGTAAATGGGAAAACTTCGATGGTTTGGATGATGTTCAGGGCGGCGACATTGTGCGCGGAACTTTCCGCTGCAAATACAATGGCACGGCTGCGCTTAATCCTGCCATTTTCGTCGTCAATGAATTAAGCACCTTGGTGGCGTGATCATGACAGTAAAAAAAGTTGAAAACCAACCGCTGCAGGCTGAATTCGAAGTCGAAGATACGCTCACCCAGGGTTTAATGGAGCGATTTGAGGCCCAATTGGTTAAAGACACCGCTTTGGGCGTTGGGATTAAAACCACACACGGAAAATATCTGCGCGCGGCCATTAATGTGGGCTGGGTAAAATCCGGCCCTGTTATGAATCCCGACCAAATCGCACAGGCAGACCCTCGAATAGTGGCCTTAATCGGCCGCTATCTTGTTGACGAATACAACAAGGCGTCGGCCATCCCAAACGCTTAATCCTTGCGGCGGCCGACTTCGCAGAAGATCAACGAAAAAAAGAGGCTGACCGCAAGGCGATTGCTCCGCGTGAACTAAAATTGGCCTGGCAGTTTGAAACTTATGGCTTGACATTCCCGGCCAGCGAAATGGAAGCCGGGTTAATGACTAAAATGAGCGCCTGCCTGAATGCCTATAGAGCCACACATGAGCACAATGTCTTCGTCTACAATATGCAAAAAACGGATTCAGAATTCAGAAAAAAATTTCCAGAACTGGCCATGATCTGCGCAACCATTAAGAGCATACGAGAAAAAACCGATGGCAAATAAAAAAGTAATTTTCGACATTGAGGCAAACGATCAAACCGCTGAAGGATTCGCCGGCGCCGAGGAAAATATCGAGGGCGCCGGCGGTGCTGCGCAAAATTCTGGATTGAAATTTACAGAATTAAGCAGCGCCATGAACATCGCCAATCAGGTGGTTGATTATGCCAAAATGGCCTATGGCGCCTTAATACAGCCCACGGTCGACCTTGGCCTTGCCACTTCAAAATTGGCTGGTGATCTTGGTATTTCGAGCGAAGAAGCCAGCACCATGATTCAAATGCTGGAAGATTATGGCATGACCCAAGAGGAAACCACGACGGCAATGGAAACGGCGGTCAAGAGGGGATATGCCCCGACCATCGAAGGGCTGGCCCAAATCGCTGACAAAGTTAAGGCCACTAAAGACCCCGTGGAACAGGGAACAATCCTGTTTGATCTATTTGGGAAAAAGGGCCAAGAAGTTGGGAAATTACTGCGCGGCGGTGGCGAGGATGTGCTGGCAGCCGCGAACGATGTTAAACAGATGGGTTTGGCTTTAAGCCAAGATCAAGTAGACGACATTCTGGCATATCGCCAAAGTTTGAACGATTTGGGCGACGTTTGGGCCAGCGTTGGCATGAACATTACCAAAGATTTCATCCCGGCGGTTACAGAGGCGCTGCAGGCTTTGGGCGACCTTTTGACCATGCGACAGCAAATTGCAAGCATGGTTTCCGATACCGGGGAACGCCTCGCAATGGAGGGGCAATCATACGAGTATTATGTCCAATCTGCGCTCGATGTGTTGCAGGCGAACGGCCAGTTATCACAGGCAGCCCGGAACGTCATGGAGGCCCAACTAGCACAAGGCAAATCTTTGGACGTTCTTATTCAGGGTTCCGGGGTTTCGGCTTCAAGTCTCGGTGTATTAACCCGCGAACAATTCAATAATGTGATAGCCACCAGAGAAGCGGAACAGGCCACACAAGATGCTGCAGCCGCCGAGGCCCAGCTTAAGGCAGATGCAGAGGCGGCCGCGGCCGCTTTGGCTGCGTCTTACAGCACCATTTTGGAATTGGCAAAGCAACTTCAAAATGAGACTGACAGTTATACGAAAAAGCAAGATGATCTGAATAGTAAAATCGCAGACACCAACGCAAAACTCGCTGATGCAGTTGGCCAATATGGTGCGAATTCCCAGCAGGTTCGTGATCTGAATTCTACGATTGCGGATCTCACCAATCAGTATGCAGCCAATGAAGCCGAGCACACCAAAGCCACAGCGCAGATCGTTTATAACAATCTGCAGCAAAAATTGTCAGTGGGTGGTTTAACGGACGAAGAATTTGCAATGGCCCAGCAAATGGGCGTTTCGCTTGGGGTTTTCACACAGGCCACAGCAAACCAGGCGATTGCCCTTAACGGATTAACCACCGCCGTGATCAACGGAAAAATGTCACAGGAAGATTTTGCGCGCGCAGTTAATGGCGGGCGCGATGCCATTCAACAAGAGTGGGATAAAATCAACGGCATCCCAAAAAATACACAGATCAACATCAATACCACCCGGAACGAGACATATAACTATAACGAAAACCGGACCATCCGCGAAGCTCGGATTGCCACCAGCCATGCAGCCGGCGGCGAGGGCATCGTCCCGCCAGGCTTTAACAACGATAATTTTTTGGTCGGGCTGTCTTCTGGTGAAAGATTCAGAACTGTGCCGGCGTCGCGTGTTGGGGCTGCAGAAAGCGGCCGTGGCGGCTCTGGTGGAAATACTTATAACTTTTATGCCACCGGGATGCAAAACCCGCGAGACTTTTTGTCCTGGGTTTACGATCAAGTAGAGCTGCAGGACGGCGTGCCACAATGACAATAACCCACCCTTTTGCCACCACCGCCTTTCAGGCATATCCGGCATTTCAAACGTCTTTAAGCCCTTATGTCTACCCAAACGATCTGATGAATTTAAGTATCAAGATTAATGGCGTTGAATTTAAAGATTATCTTGATATGCAAGAAGACCAACCAAAGATCGTGAGCGTGGTTAAGCAATACCCGACTTTTTCATGCAAATTATTTAATGTTCCATCTTCTTTGACAATATCCAACTGGCTGCAGATCATAGTTTATGACAACGCCAATAAGGTTTTTGCTGGCCAAATCACCTATAACAAAGGAACTGAATCTGATGATTGCGCAAATATAGATTGGATAATTTCAGCCACCGGGTATGCTAAATTGCTTGAAACAAAATTGGTGAGCGCTCGGAAATATGACAATCAAACCGATGCCTATATTCTTAACGACATTATTACTGAAAAATTGCCGGAAATCGACGCCACCACCTATGTTACCGCCTTAAAAACTTTTGACGAAATTCCATTTGGAAGGAAATCGATAAAAGAAATTTTGGATTATATCTGTGGCATTACTGGTGGCCGCTGGTATGTCGATTATGATTTGCGGCTGCACTATTTTGGTTCTGAAATGGTTTCGACTATTTTTGGATTTTCAAGTGTTCCTGATTTTGTTAACACATACCCATTTTATGAATTTTCAAAAATCGACAATGGTAACCGCCAATATAATGTGGTTGAGATCATAGGCGGCAATTATCTTTCGCCCAATGAAACCATATATCTGGCAGGCACAGGCGGTTCCAATCGAATTAATTTACCCTTTAAATATCATGCCCCGGTTGGCCAATCAAGCATTCAGGTATGGCGAAATGATGGCACAGAACTGACCCCGGTATGGACGCCCATGGTTGTTAAATCGGCATATCTGGCCACCGCTGATTGGCCCACAGATTGTTTGTTTTATTATGAAGAAAAAGTATTGGAACAAATATCTGCATGGCCAGCATTTAACAACGCGGTTAAATTAACTGGCAGATATGAGGCAAAATTGCGCGTCCGGGTTTCCGATGATCTGGCCATTGCAGCCGTTGGCCGCGAAATCGAATATCCCTATTATGACGATTCAATCATCGACAAAGATATTGCTCGAACCCTGGCCCGCGAATTATTGGCTGCCAATAGTGGCGGTATTCAATCTTATAGTTTTAAGTGTGAAAAAAGAGGGCTGCAGGCGGGCATGATCGTTCCGGTTTATAACGGAACATTTTCGGTTAATGGATCTTTGGAAATTCAAAAAGTATCAACCGACATAGATATTGGTGGTCAGATCGTTTCAGAGGTAGAGGTAGGTCGATATAATCCCAATTTAGTGGATGCCATTATCGCACTTAAAAAAGCGGCTAAAAAGACAACGGCATATAACGAGGAGGGTGCAACTGATTGGACATTGAATTACAATGAATCATGCACGCCGACCGAATCACATACTTTAACCGCGTCGTGAGGTTACTATGATTGATCTATGCAATAACAAAATCGGATTTTCAACAATGAGGGCCTGGCCAAAAGGATTATTGGCCGATCTCATGGCCGGCGGTTTGGCATTGCCACAAGCCATTAAAGTGGCCAAAACAAAGCGGTTGTGCAGTTTTGAAAGCATGGCCCATAATCTTTTTGTTTCATCTGGCAAATATTTGGTGATCGACTTTTTGATTGGCGAATCCAGAACTGGCCTGACCTATCATGCCCTCGGAACTTATGACACCGCGCCGGCGGTTGGCAATACAGGGCTGGCAATGGAGGCGTCGAGAAACACGATCACGTCGGCGACGAGATCAGGGTCCAACATGATCTTAAGCACTTATTTCACTGCAGCCCTTTCGACTTTTTATATTAAAGAGGTTGGGGTTTTCGGAAACGGAGCCACCGCCACGCCATCTTCGGGAACATTGTTTTGCCGGTATCTGCAATCATTCGATAATACCGGCGGCTTAAACGATGTGACCGTCGAGTATGTATTTGGATTGTGAGGTAAATTATGGCCATTACACACGCTAAAACAGCGACCAGCGCAGACGACCCAGCGGCCGAGATTCAACCAAGTGATTGGAACGCTGCGCATTTGGGGACTAACTCTCATACACATCAATCTGCAAGCGAAGGCTCCGATCTTCGGGCCACTGCAGCCGAAGTGATCACCGGCACCAATAATACAAAATTTGCCACGCCAAAAGCCATTAAGGATGCTGGTATCGAGCCAGCCGTGGCGTCAACCGGCTGGGTTATTGTTACCGGAACATGGGTTTATGCCAGCGCCACAACCATCACGGTGCCAAGCGGAGCCGGAAATATATATGGCCCCGGTGATCGGTTTAAATTAGTTGCGAATGGCGCTACTCTGCAGGGTTACATTGTGAAAGTTGAAGACACTTTACTTACAGTGCGGGGCGACGCCTTAACCAATCACTCATTCACGAGTATGTATTACAGCCACATGTCCACGCCGCTTGGATATAAGGATTGGTATTCTTATACTCCCACCGGCCCGACTAACTGTACCTTAACAGGAAAATTCAAGATGATGGGAAGGTCTTGTCATGTGGTCATAAAAGGTGTTGTTACCGGGACTCCAAACTGGACAAACTTCCCATCTCTTCCGGCTCCTATTACCTCGACCATTGACGTATCTCATTATTGGTTTTCATCCTATAAAAAAAGTACCGGAATTAATCGTTATGGAAAACTTACCTCTCAAGCATATCCGACCCAATCCGTGATCAATATGCTGAGCGGTGAGGGGCCAGCCTCGACTGATAATCAGACAAATGTCACAGCCACGAATCCGATCACTTGGGTAAGTGGGGACGAGTTTATCCTTGAGCTTATATATGAATGGGGGCCACCATAAAACCGGCGCCTTAATAATTATTAAATTTTTCGGAGGTTACCATGGGAATTGCTCTTGAATACTTTCAAATTAATGGCTATGACATAAGTGAACACAATGGCGAGATCATTTTTGAAAAAGTTAAATGTGATTTTTTGGCTATTCGCGTCGGTTATGGAAAAGTAACCGATTTGCAGTTTAAGAGAAATTGGGCTGCAGCGAAGGGCCGGGTTAAACGAATCCCTTACTGGTATCTCGACTATTATTCAAATCACCTGGCCGGCTCGTCAGTCAACGGCATGGCAGATGCAGCATGGGGCAAGCTGCAGGCAGAAGTTTGTTGGGCCTTGTTAAAGGACGACCCCGAGGCAATCGTTTTTCTGGACATTGAAAACGGAAACCCAAAATATGCACCGCCCCTAACCGATGCCACAACCAAAAAACGAGCGCAGATCATAGCGCGCGCATTCCTCGAACGAATAGACCAACTTAACGGAAAATTCAATGGCATCTATACCAGCGTCGGGTGGCTGCCGTGGTTTGGCGCTTGGTTTAAAGATCGTCCCTTGTGGGTGGCCTGGTACAACGAAACCAAAACAGTGCTGCAGGTTAAAGCGGCCGTGTCCGCCGCGGGCTGGACAGGCGCCCTTCTTATTTGGCAATATGCAATGGATGGCGATATTAACGACGATGGTTTTTCCGACGCTGCCAGCGTTGGCATGGAATCAAAAACCCTTGATCTTAATGGTTTTATTGGAACCCCCTCGCAATACAGCGAATTATTTGGCGGGCCTGTGATCATAACCCCGGAAGATGAGATCCCGGAAACCCCGCCGGCCGAAGAATCTGCAGTAACACTGTGGCAGATCACGGCCGAAAAATCCCTCTTTATTCGAGCGCAGCCGACCAAGCAATCAACCGAGCTGGGCCATTATTACCCGACCAGCACCCCGGTTTATATCGACGAGATCATTGACGGCTGGGGCCATGTTTATGGGCAAGATAGTTATATCTGCCTCACATACGCCAAACAGATTAAATAACAAAAAGAGGGAATTATGACAGCATTAACGCCAAGAGTAGAAGCGCTCGAAAAGGGCATGGCCGTCCAGTGTAACGATCTTGAACATTTGGAAAAAAAGATCGACGACCCGACGAGGGGTCTGGAGGCAGCCCACCAGAGAATTGATAAAACCGAAAAATTGGTGGTTGTGGTTACCGAAGCCGTGGGGGTTGGAAAAAAGTTGATTTGGGCTGTGGTGATTTTGGTGCTTGCCCTGCTATTTAATATTTTCACAGGACTTTTTACCATAAATTTCAATCCATAACCGCCAAAAATACCCAAAAAACGCCGCCCCCCTGTTATGGCCATCAGGGGGGCTTATGTTGCATCAGACCCACCAATATGTATGTTTGTGCCTTTTTTGCTATAGCGCGCGAATTCTATGATAAATTTCGGGCCGCCTGAACTCATAAAACCCTGTGTCTGGTGGGGGCGTGGCGCTTTCTGGCCCGGTAAATTTTTTCCATTAAATTGACATTAATTCTTTGTTAATATCTGGAAAATCTGTTTACATCTGTAAACACATCGGGTATAGTGTCACTACGGTTAAAACAATAAAATAACGGAGGAAAAAATGACAGAAAAAAATCACCAGAGAGTACCTGAAATCGCTGCAGAGGTAAGGGCTGCATTAAAAGCCGAATTTCCTGATTGTAAGTTTTCGGTCAGATGCCGGGAATATCGCCATATTACGGTTTCACTTATGCAGGCCCCGGTTTCACCTTTTGCCAAACTCATGCAATATAGCAGCGGGTTTGATGGCGAACGCGAGACGCCTTTTAATGGCCAGCGCGCCCAACTGAATCACTATCACATCGGCGAAAAATGCAACGGCTATTTTTTGACCCCCGAAGCGGTAACCTTCCTGCAGCGGGTTTCAGATATTGGCAACGAAAAAAATTGGGACGAATCAGACCCACAGACCGATTATTTCAACTGCAATTACTATTTCGATCTGGAAGTCGGGCAATGGAACAAGCCTTTTATGGTCGTGCCGGCAAAACATAAATCCGGCCAAGCCCAGGGCGCCGCGCCCGAAGTTGTGGAACCCGACACCGATCTGGACGGGGCTGCTTTTCAACATATCCCCACGGCCGATGAAATCAGGCAGTATGAGGAATATCAGGCTGCAGTTGATCGAGGCGAGATCCCCGGCCCCGAGGAACGCGATTTTTCAGAGTTCGATCAAAACTCTAGCAACTCTATCAACCACAACGTTTGAGGCCCTGCCATGAAAAAGCATAAGGTAATTGGAAAACGAGTACAGGGATTTTTGAGCCTTTCTGTTGATGGAAAAAAATTATCCCTTCACCAAAGTCTGGCTGTGATCAACCACAGCCCAACCGGTTTTAATGCCGGTTATGGCGGCTCTGGCCCTGCGCAATCGGCCCTCGCAATCTTATTGGCCGTGGCGCCGCGCCAAACAGCCCTTGAGTTTTACCAGCGGTTTAAATGGGAATATATCGCGAAGCCAGAATATCTGAACAACGACTTCGAATTTGAATTTGATCTGCAGCAAGTGATTAAGGAGAACCATGAGCCCAACAGTACAACCGGATGAAGAACGTCGATTTGACCAAATCGATGAAGAACCCCCCACCCTTAACCCGGTTTCGGTAATTCCTGCCAGCCTGAAATTTAATGATCGGCTGGGCTTTAAGATTATTGCCGTGATCGGTGGGACAGGCGATTGGGCTGCATATCGAGGCCCCACAAATTTATCTGATGATGAAATTGCCAAGAGCGGCGAAAAAATCAGTAAAGAGGCAGCCGAGGAATTATTTTATGCGCCACGCGCGGCTGGCCTGCATTATAGGGGGTATTAAATGGCTGATATTAAGCACCCCGAAATCTCGAATGAAAAACTTTTGGCAGACATCGAAAATACCATTATCGAAAAAGAGGCTTATGAAAAATTGGCCGAGGGGTATGCAGCCCTCGCCCGCCTGCCAGAAAACGCCGGCGCCGATACAACCATGCACCAGTTTAAAGCAAATGGTTTTTCATTGAACGCCGAAAAATGCAGAAAGTTTTTAAATTATTTGCAAGGTCTTAAAGCGGAAAGGAAATTATAAAATGACAGAAAAACAAAGTACGGCTACAGCCCACCCGCCGGTGCGCCTTGACCCCATTACTTATGGCGTGATCAAAATGCGCATTGGTAAATCCGGACGATCTATGGGCGGCGAGATCAAAGAACTTTTGGCCATCGTTACCAAAATCGAACAAGGCCACGAAGAAAACGCCGCCGTGGTGATCATGACCAAAGAGGGGGATAACACCAAAATATCCGCCCCGCTGCAGATCAAGGATGTGACCAATGGCACCAACTGACCCCGAAGAACCAAACGCCACAGTAAGGCGCTGCACAAACCACGTCACGAACATTGCAGATAAACTGCAAAAACAATACGACGCCGAACACGACTTAATCCCCGGCGCCCCGAAAGTAACGGCCACTGAATTTGATTTGTTGTATGCAGTAATAAATTTAAATACTGCGGTGGTTGCCATTAATGAACAGATCAAACTTCTGAACGAGGCATCCATGTTAACAACAAAAAGTCTTACTGTGATTGAAAAATGGATGGAGGGAAAAACAGAATGACTTATTTAACAAACACCGCCCTGGGTTATGCTGGCCCGCTTAATAAATTTTCAAATATTAATGCGCAATCTGCGCTCGTTGGCACAGAGCCGCCGGCCGAACTGATTAAGGCCACAAACCTTTGCATTAAGGCATGGGCCAATTATGGCCAGGCTATTAAAGATTGTGACGCCGGCAAAATTACCCTTGCCCGGCGAGAGGCTTGTTTCCGCGTCGCGCTGCGCATTGATGGCCTATGCAACCGGCTGGCAGCCGATTGGCACCATGACTTCACGCTGGTATTGATCGGCCAAAAATGAACGCGCCGGCCGATCTGCAGCATAAATGGCGCCATGAAATTGGCGATTTTGTGACCATAGCCATTGAAAAAACCGGCACACAATATGAGATCAAAGACCGAGGGATTGATTTGTATGGCGATGAATACTACACTGTTGAAGGTTACCACCTCGGCGTGGCCTTCAATTTTAATATCGGTTACAACTGCCTCCGGGCGGTCAAAAAGCCGTCGGACAATATCCGACGAGATTTAATTACAGAATGGAGATAAAAGCATGTCAAACAATCAGAACACGAACGAAATCATTTTGGCAGAACCCCAGCGATTGAAAACGGCCATGCGCGCCGCCGAAATCGTGCAGCGGTTCGAAGAAGTGGTGGGCAAGGGCAATGCAATGGGTTACATATCGAGCGTGCTGGTCGCGGTTTCGCAATCCGATCAACTGCAAAAATGCGAGGCCAATTCAGTGATCGGCTCCGCGCTGCGCGCTGCCACCATGCGCTTGTCAGTTGACCCGGCCGTGGCCCACGCCTATCTGGTGCCGTTTAATTCAAAGGTGGTTGAAAACGGCATTACCCGATGGGTTTTAAAAGCGCAGTTTTTGGTCGGGTACAAAGGATATATGTACATGTGCATCCGGACGGAGCGTTACAAATACCTGCACCTGACCGACATTTATGCCGACGATGTGGTAACCGAAAATCCGGTAACCGGCGAAATTTTCCTTAAGCGTGGCAGCGTTTCAATCGTGGCCGACCGCAATAGTAAGATCGGCGTCGCCCCGGTTGGTCACTTGCTCTACATGGAACTAAAAACAGGGTATAAGGCTTGGTTCTTTATGACCACACAGGAATGTGATCACCATGGCCAAAAATATTCGCCCTCTTACTACAATAAAGACGGCTCCGTTAATAAAAATAGCAAATGGTACACGGACCCGATTTCGATGCACCGCAAAACGGTTGTCAGGCAGGGAATCACAAAATATGGTTACCTTGACCCGCAAGATCTGACTAACCTTGGTTCTTATGACGACGTCGACGAAACCCAAGAAGATCAAGATTATTTGAAGGGCGTCGTTATTCAGGATATAACTCCGACCGCCGAGCAAAGCATGGCCGACCTTGGGATTACACCCGCCGGCAATAATCAGGAAGAAAAACCGGCTGCAGATCAACAGGGCGAACAATCCGGCCAGGCCCCGGAGCCAGAAAAAGAGCCGCTGCAAGGCAGCATGACATTTGAAGAAGCCGCCACGGTTAAATCGGTTGATGGCGGTCTATATATCGCCATGAGCGACAAAGACCTTAAAGCGGCCAGCAAAAACCTCGAAGAACAACTTAAAGGCTCCCTCGATCAAAAAGCGCAGGATTCCTGCCTATTGCGACTTGAAGCGGTTCGGCTTATTCTTGCAGCACGGAACAATACAGCCGATCAACCAAAATTAGTTTAAAAGGTGGTTTAAATGAAAATCCTTCATTTTGCCGATGCTCACATAGATATGATGCAGAGCGGGCGCCTTGACCCAGCAACCGGGTTACCAATCCGGGTTAATGATTTTTTAAGATCAATGGACGCCATTATTGACGCAGCGATTAACGAAAAAGTTGATATGGTAATTTTCGCCGGCGACGCCTATAAAGACCGAACCCCGGCCCCAACATACCAGCGCGAATTTGCCAAACGCATTTTTAAGTTATCCACTGCCAAGATACCAACCCTCTTATTGGTTGGCAATCATGATGTGAGCCCGGCAACCGGAAGGGCAAATACCTTACATGAATTCGATACCCTCGCGGTTCCTTATGTGAGGGTATCGAGCACCATTGAATTTTTAAAGCCGGCCGATCTGTGGGGTCTCCCGCTGCAGATCATAACCGTTCCGTGGATTAATCAATCTGCATTTTTGGCAGCATCGGGCGAAAAGATTGACAAAACAAAAGTGGGCGAGGAAATCGAAGAACGAGTAACCAATATTATTATGCATTGGTTGGATGATCTTGACCCTGCGCTGCCAGCGGTTTTAACCGCTCATGCCAGCGTGCAGGGCGCCGTATTGGGAAACGAGCGGGCCATTATGCTGGGCAAAGACATGGTCATGCCCGGTTACCTTGTGAAAGATCAACGGCTCGATTATGTGGCCCTGGGCCACATTCACAAATACCAAGATATTAACGATGGCCATTATCCCCCGGTTATTTATCCCGGCTCCATCGAGCGGGTGGATTTTGGCGAAATTTATGATGAAAAATGCTACGTGCTGGCCAACGTTGAAAAGGGCGCCACCACGTTTAACCCGGTTCCATTGATCACCAGAAATTTTATCCAAATTGATTATGCCATTACTGCAGATAACAGGTTATTTTTCCAGACCGGCGCCGAAGGTTCTGATTCAGAACGAAAGGGCGAAATAGCCACTGGCAAAAATATTACTGAAAACATTATCGAGGCGACTAAAGTCCATTTTGGGGATATTACAGGCGCCATTATTAAATTGGTTTTAACTTACCCTTACGAAATCGAAGCCACGGTTAATGATTCGATCATTATGCAGAATTTAAGCAAGGCATTCGAGGTTCACATAGTAAGGCGGCCAATCAGGCAGCAACTAACCCGCCTGACACAGACGGCCGAAGAATTATCCAAAATGACTGAATTAGATTTATTCACGGCTTATATAGATCAACAAGAAAGGGCTATGACTGAAACCGAAAGAGCGTCATTAATAAGTCTGGCCAGCGAAATTATGCTGGCAGTTAACGCCCGGCAAAAACTTAAATACACCGACAGATCAAACCTGACCCCGGCCGAGCGCGCAGCCATTGAGGCAAGCGCCGAAGAAGAACCGGAACCAGAAAAGGAAATTTGACGGCATTATCCTGTGGCCTCGGTCGGCCATGGGTTTTATGCTGGTGGCGCCGGCTCCCCTTCCACGGCCGGCACCACCAATCTTATAAAAAAAGAGGTGATTATGACGGAAAAAAACGAAACCATTAAGGCAAGAAAAGCCCACAGGGCCGCGCTGCGCATTGCATCGTTATTAACGATCATGTCCACGCTGGCCAATCCAATGCCGATTTTTGGCAGCCATGCGCACACCCCGCCAGGTAAAACCCGCGAGGAACCCAAGACCAAAGCCCGCCGAAAAATGGCAGCCAAATCTCGCAAGGCAAACAGACGGCATTAATCGAATCCGCTTTTATAGAAGGGAGTAATAAAAAATCATGGTTAAACCTGAAGAAATCCAATCCGCGTATGAGGCAGTTAAAAAAGCCACCGCCGCTACATTCGAAGCCGGGCTTAAATTTACTGCAGCAAAAGACGCCCTTGATCGTGACATCCTGCAGGCCACGGCCGACGGATTGATCGAGGGCAAGAACGAAACCGAGCGCAAGGCAGCCGCCTATACCCGGTTTGACCAAAACTATCATCAGGTCGATCAACTTGAAAAGACCTATAAGGTCGAAACCAATAACCTCGCTCTGGCCAGAATCCACCTTGATTGCCTGCGCGACTTGCTGCGCATGGCCGAAGTGGCGGTGGCCGAACGCTTGGCCTATCCCCTGCAATCTGTTTTGGTTAAAGGCACCAAAGAAAAAATCAAGGGGCAGCCGCCAAAATAATGGGGCCGCGGCTGCCCTCGCTGCCAGCACTTTGTCGGGTAACAAACTCCCCCTCCCTAAAAACGACATTGTGCCGGGAACGCGGCGCCCGGTCTTTCTCCTCTAAAACCCCCGGTATGATCACCGCCGGGGGCGAGGAAAAGGAAAAACCATGAAGCAAATTTTTACTTTTTTAGCAAACAGCAATGTTCCTGAACAACCTTTGGAACCGGCCGCCCTGATTATTGACCAAGAACTGGTGACGCCAAAAGATGAATCTTTTATCCAATGGGAAATCCGGGCCACCAATGAGGCTGAAAAGATCGAACAGTTTTTGGTTGATCACTTACCCGGCGGCATTTATGACAGAGTAATGGCCAGGATGTGCGCCCGGAAAGCGTCATTGTACAAAGTCAAATTACCAACGGAGTAAATCATGGGCCTTTCAGATCAATTAGACGATACGGTTAAAAAACTTGGCTTCGAGAGCGGGGCCGAGTTTTGCCGGTTGGTGGCCAGCGTGGATATGAGCGCCCCTGAAAAATTGCAGGCATTTCGGCGCTGGCAGGTAACCGATGGAACCAAAGAGGGATTGCTAAAATTGCCAGTTAAGCAACCCGACGAAGTGATCAACCCGCCGGAACCGGCGGTTAAACCAACCCCAAAAAGAAAGAAGGTAACAAAATGAGCGGTGATGTATATGTTGCAAGACGGCCAGGCTGCCAACACATTGTGGCGGCGTTTCCTGCGCAGATTGACAAAGCCATTAAAGGCAAGTTATTGGAACAACTTACCAAAGCCGGCTATGACGTCGATCTGACCAGCGAAACCGATGTTCAGATCAATTTCCAACTGCACTGCAGCCACAGCAAACCCCCATTGCTCGATATGATGGAAAAGGCTGCAGCCGAAAAAGGCGAGGGCGTCGACAATGCCGATGTTAATGCAGCGGCCACGCCTGATTTAACCCCGGACGGCAACGCCGACGAATTGCTTGACGCCACGGCAGAATCGGCCACGGCTGGCCCAGCGGAACCCGACCCGATCACGGCGCCGCCCGAAGACGGCGAACCGGCTGCAGATCAATCACAAGATGCCCCACAAGAGGGCGAAATCATTGTTACCAACGAACTGGCAGCCGATCAAACTGAAGAACAGGCGACCGCGGAACTCACCTCTGATGGTCGCGAAATGGCGCCCCAACCCCACAAGGAAAAAAAGAGCCGCCATAACCACTAATTCAGACAACGCCATGCCCCCCGGCGAATAGGGGGGCAAGAGTTTTCCATGCCAAAAATAGAACCGAAATATAAAACCCTGGGCTTTGATCTTTCGAAACGAGCATTTAATGAAATGCAAGACCCGGATTATCCCGGCAAAAACATTTTGGTGCAAAAAACCCCTGATGAAATTTATGCAGAGATACAGGCCAGTTCGCCTGAAAATCTGATTTTATTTGTTGACGAATTACTGCAGCAATACCCCGACATTCCCCTTACCAAAGATTTTATGGCTTTTAAATTATGGGGCGGCCCGCCGCTCGGATTCAGAACCGTCAAATATGGCAATCAAAATTTCGATGCACCCTATTGGATTAATTCTTCGCGTGATCGGCTCATTAGAAACGCGGTTGGGGATCTCGTCGAATATTTATGCCGCACGATTGTTGCAAGTTCTCATGAAGTCGGGTACACATATTGTGTAACCAACACCGAGGCATACGAAAAAGGACTGGCCGACTTAAGGCAGCGATATAACACAATGGGCAAGCGCCTGGCAGCACTAGAAAAAGCCGGCGTGATCATGCGCGACAAATTACCCATCACCCCCATTGCAGATAATCGGCTACTTGTACAAAAATCGCTGGGCATTTAAGGAGCAATAAATGGCAGGATATTGGTTTAAGGTTTACGTCGAAATATTGGAAGACCCAAAGTATTCTCGATGGTCAGACAAGGCGAAACTTGGCGCGTTTGAACTTATGGCCATTGCAAAGCGCCTGCAGGTTGGCCCCGAAGCCACAGGTAATTTACCAAGTATAGAAAAAATATGTTTTTATTCTCGCAGGTCGGCCCGCTGGTGGCAGCCGGTAATCACAGAATTATTGACCATGGTGAACCCCGACGACCCGGACGACAAATCGTTTTTGATCGAAGTAGACGGCCGGCTGGTAATCCGAAAATTTAAAGATCGACAAAAAGCCGTTGACGCTGCAGCGCGCAGCCGGGAGAGTAGAAAGCGCCGCGCCGCTGTAACGAATCCTGATGATCTGCGCGACGATGCTGTAACGACCTTGCCACGAAACGTTACGGAGATTTCAGAGGAAGATGAAGATGAAGAAAAAGAGGGAGATATAGAGACAGATGAAGAAGTCGACAACGGCGGCCCGACCCAATCTGCCACTGAATTGCTTATTGCATTTGAAAGAGCATCAAAGAAAAAACGTCCAGAAGATCAAATCGAATTGGCAAAATGGCTGACCACCTTAATGGATATGAAAAAAGCCGGCATTGATGCAGATATTATTGGGCTGGCAGTTAAGGAATTAACCGCCGCCGGCACATATAAGATCATGGCGCCGTGGTCTATTGTTAAGGCTTGCAATTTTATAATCGAGCGCCGCGCGCGCAGGGATGGCCCCCACATTTTGGATAGTGAGGGTGATTTTGGAAAGTATATAAATCATTAGAGGCAGCATGAAACCACCATTAAGAGGCAAGTCGCAGGATGATTTTCAAAGCCCCCCGCTTGCAATCATTCCCCTGATTAAATATCTCAATCAAAAATGGGTTTATTGGGAGCCCGCCTGTGGCAAAGGAAATTTGGTTAAGGCATTAAATACCAGAGGGTTTAACTGTTTTGGAACCGATCTATTAACCGGAACATCGTTTTTTGATCTGCAGCCGGCGCCTTACGATTGCATCATAACCAATCCCCCTTTTAGTTTGAAAGATGAATTTTTGAAACACGCCTATGATCTTAATAAACCGTTCGCTTTTCTTTTGCCGATCACCGCTCTTGAAACTCCGGCCCGGCAAAATCTATTTAAGCGGTTTGGTATCGAGATAATTTTCATGGACAAACGGCTGCATTATAAAAGCGCCTCGGTAACATCTCACAGGTCATGGTTTGCCAGCGCGTGGTTTACTTGGGGCCTCGATATTGGCAGCCAAATTACATTTGAAAAAGTCGTGGATGATCTGCAGCCGTTATTATCTGCAGCGAAAGGATGATTAATGACCTGGGCTAGTGGAATTACTGAATGGATAGAAAATGACACGGCTTATATTTCAGTGGTTTTTTCGTGGAAGATGCAGGCAGCCTTTCAACGCGCAGCATGGCATAAAGCCAATGGATTAAAGGTGCGGGTTGGTGGCGGCGGGGCATTTTATTTCCAGCACTATCTCGACGGCGTGGCTGAATACGGTGGCCGCGTGGACGCGCTGGTAAGGCACAATCCAGAGGCGACAAAAGCAAGCGAGGGGTGCCCGGTCGGCTGTAGTTTTTGCACTGTTCCAAATATAGAGGGCAAAACCTTTAAATTTATTCCTGAATTTACGCCACGGCCGGTGATCATAGACAACAATCTTTCGGCCCTGCCTTTCGATTATCAAGAATTTATTGTTCAAAAATATATCGACCATGGAATATTTATTAAAGACGCCAACAGCGGATTTGAACCCCGGACATTCACAGAAGACACATTCCATTTATGGAAAAAGATCAATAAGGGGGCATGGCGGTTCGGATTCGATGAAGAAAGCGAGGAAAATTATTGCGAAAATATGGCAAATATCCTGCAGGGCGTCAGGGGGCCACTTAAAAGAGTTTATGTTTTGATCGGCAATGAGCCTATAGAAAGTTGTTACCGGCGAATTTTGAAGGTTATAGAATGGGGATGCGAACCCCACGTGCAGCCGGTAATGGCCCTTAATACTCTTGAAAAAAAGCCGATGATTAAGTTTGATTGGACGGAAAAAAAATTAAAGGGATTAACCCGCTGGGCCAACAGATGGATATGGCGAACGGTTAAATTCGAAGACTATAAATACAACGGAGGATAGAATGGCAAAAATAGCATTTATCGAACACAAGTTTTCAAATAGCAGCCTGTCACTTTTGGCTGCCACCAATAAGATCATGGCCGAATATGCCCGGCAAAATTACCGCCTGACCTTGCGGCAACTTTATTACCAGATGATTGCGCGAGATCTGTTCCCGGTTGAATGGGTAGACCCACAAACCGGCACCAAAAACAACATTAAAAATTACAAGCGGTTTGGTGATCTGATTAATAACGGCCGCCTGGCAGGACATTTGGATTGGGATTATATCGAAGACCGGGCGCGCGAAACCGTTTTTCCTTCTTTTTGGTCGTCGCCTGCCAGCATCGTCGAAGCCTGCGCGCAGCAATTCAGATTTGACAAATGGAAAAACCAACCCAACCACATTGAGGTTATGGTCGAAAAAGATGCGGTTTCAGGAATCCTGGCCCCGGTATGTTCCCGGCTGCAGGTAAGGTTCACAGCCAATCGAGGATATGCCTCGTCGAGCCTGTTTTATGAAGTTTCGCAGCGCCTTTCTGACAAAATGCGCGATGGCAAAAAAGTGATCATTTTATATTTTGGCGACCACGACCCCAGCGGCATGGATATGACCCGCGACATTATTGATCGGATGGGTATTTTTACTTTTGACGCCGACATTGAAGTGCGCAGGCTGGCCCTGAACATGGAACAGGTCGAACAATGGAACCCGCCCGAAAACCCAGCAAAAGAAACAGATAGTCGGTTTACTGATTACCGCGACCAATATGGCGAATCCTGTTGGGAACTGGACGCGGTCGAACCCCGCGACCTTGCCAAACTGGTGACCGATGAAGTCGAATCCCTGCGCGACGACGATCTTTGGGCCGAGGCTGTAGAAAAAGAAGATGATGCAAAAGCCCGGCTTAATTTAGTGGCCGAAACCATGAAACAGGAAGACGAAGAAAACGAAGAAGATGCCGAGGATTCGGAAGACGATGATTAATAACGGCAACGGCTTTAAATTACTTGATACTTTTTGCAAGGCGGGCGGCGCCGGGGCGGGTTATGCGCAGGCAGGTTTTGAAGTGGTCGGCGTCGACATAGAACCCCAGCCCCATTATCCTTATGAATTTCATCAGGCAGATGCGCTGCAGTTCATAGCCGATCATGGCCACGAATTCGACGCCATCCATGCCAGCCCGCCTTGCCAAGATTACACATGGGCATCAATACAGCACAAAAAAAACGGAAAAAAATACCCGGATTTGCTGGCCCCAACCCGCGACGCCCTGATAAAAACCGGGCTGCCTTACGTGATCGAAAACGTGGTGGGCGCCCCCTTGTTGAATCCGATCGTGCTGAATGGTTTGTTTTTTGGCCTGCGCGTGCGACGGACCCGGTTATTCGAGATGAATTTTGAAATCCCCTTTTTCCTTATACCCAAAGAGGGAAGATCGTTTTTCAGGAAGGGAAGAAAAAACAAAGACGGCGACATAGTGGTGCCGGTCGGCCACTTTTCAAATATCGCCTATGTGCGCAAGGTAATGGGTATTGATTGGATGAATCAGGAAGAACTAGCAAACGCCGTTCCCCCTGCCTATACAGAATTTATTGGAAATATTTTACTGCAGCACCTACAAGAAAAGAGGGCGAAATGACTAAAAAGAACACCCCGCTATTGATGAAAGAGGCCATGATTTTGGCATATATGGCCGGCAACAAAACCATGACGCGCAGGCTGCGCGGTCTTGAAAAGATCAACCAAAGCCCAGACGATTGGCAATATCTTACATGGTGCGTTAAGCCCGACAAAAAAACATATTATATTTTTGTTAGTAAAACCGGCGAAAGATTGGAATTAACTTGCCCTTATGGCCAGCCAGGCGATGGCCTGTTATTCAAAGAGACTTACCGCCTGCAGGCCCACATTAAAGGCATTCCGAAAAATCCGGTGCCGATCTGGTATGTCGCCGACGGCGCGCCAACGTGGGGGCTGTGGGGGCCTGCAAAGCCGTCAATCTTCATGCCATTATGGGGAATTCGCCATAACCCACCAATTACCGCCATTACAGCCGAACGGCTGCAGATGATCACAGAAGCCGACATTATAGCGGAGGGATGCCCGAATGAATTTTTGCTGGGCCAAAATTGGTTCCGCCCTCTTTGGGATTCTATCAATGGCAAAAAAGCGCCTTGGTTGAAAAACCCCTGGGTTTGGCCAATCAGTTTTAAAAAATATGAGGCAGGGTTATGAATATGCCCCCCGACCCACTTAAAGACTTGCCGCCCGAAATATTGAAAAAAATGATGGATGAACAATTTATCCATTTTAAGTCCGCGTTTTTCAGGGCAACTGGCCCGACGCCTGCAGGGATGAACGATGTTAGATTTAACACCGGCTATCGTGTGCCAGAGGCAGAATTAGACCCCGAAGATATTGAGGGGGTGGTTGACAATGGCGTTTGGCGACCGATCTCTTTTAAGATCGAGCATGAATATGACGTCACTTTTGGGAATCCGTTCTTTGCACAGGATTATGCCAGAACCGTGGTAGAAGAAAACCGGCGCCGGTTTGCTGCCAAAATTGTGGGAATTGGTTTTAATCCGATCACCGCCAAAAAATGGTTGGAGCCAACTTATAAAGTTGCCGATGGTGAAAGTGACGGCATGGTATTTGGCAAACCAACAATCATTCGGTTTTATATCCCCTGCGACGTGGTTTTGCTGACCTTTAATAATGGCAACGTGAGCATGATTAAAATTATCGAGGCTGATAATGGGCAAAACGAAAATTGAGTGGTGCGATTACACTTTTAATCCGTGGATAGGTTGCACTAAAATCTCGACTGGCTGCCAGCACTGTTATGCAGAACCCACCGCGCTGCGCAGAAAGTGGGTTAAAAAGTGGGGAGCCGATTATCATAGGACGGCCCCGGATAATTGGAAAAATCCGCTGCGCTGGGCCAAAGCCGCCGTGGCCGCCGGCAAGATCGTCAGAATATTTTGCTTAAGTCTTGGTGATGTTTTCGACCCAAAGGTGCCGGTTGAATGGCGCGATGATTTATGGAAATTAATCATCGAAACCGGAAAGATCGGTGGCGTTGAATGGTTGTTACTCACAAAGCGCCCGGAACATATTACCCGGTGCGTGCCGCGCATGATCGACAGAATGGCCAACGTGCGCATTGGGGTTACCTGCGAAAATCAGGAAATGGCCGATGCCCGGCTGCCTGTTTTGCTTGACGCCTGGCATGGCAAAAATTTTATAAGCATCGAACCCATGTTATCTGAAATAAATTTAAGCCGATATACCGAAACCGCCACCGAAAAACGCGACAAAATCGACGCTGCATATTGGTGCTTTTATAGGCAGGCCCGCGGCAAACCGCCCTCAATAGTGGTGCCAGAAGCATATTGGCACGTTATTGATTGGGTCGTGGCCGGCTGCGAAAGTGGCCCCGGCGCCCGCGGCTGCAATGCTTTTTGGCTGCGCAATCTGCGAGATCAATGCCAGCGCGCAGGCATTCCCTTCATGTTGAAACAGGCCCGAACCAACCACGGAGCCTTAATCAAACGGCCCTTACTTGACGGCCGGCAATGGTTGGAGTTCCCAAAGGCAGGTTAAAAATGGATGAAATGACAGACGAACAAAAAAAACCAACTTTTGATTATCACCTAACCTATACCGACAACAATGGCAAAGAGCATTCAAAGGTTTTTATTAACCTTCTATACCGGGAGCGGTTTGTGATCAATCATTTTAAAAAGATCGTCAAAGGCGAATGCTCGGTTAAATATTACAGCAACGAACCAGCCAAGCATGAATATTATTTTACCGGGGGCGCCAATGGCGGCGAGTATAAAAATCTTGATCTGGCCGCGCAGGTACAACCTGAATTTAACTTTGAGGATTACCGATGGCTGGCAGATCGGCACCGCGGTACAAAATGCACCACAGGCCCACATTGGCCCATGGTGATTCGGTTTACTCCACTATTCGACGAGGCGCTGCGCGCCAACACAAAAGAACTAGAGTATAAAATGGCAATCCTGCAAATTTATGCCAGCATCCGGAATATGGAAATTCACGAAGACACGGCCAAAAACATCGTTTTAATCCACGAAACCTGCATGAGAGTTTTGGGCATTGCCTGAAAGGATTTTATGAAAGCCAAAGATTATTTAAAACAATACGTCAATGAAGGGCGAACCCCCGAAGCCCTCGCGCGGGTTTGGGTTGGCCTTGTCAATGAAATTAAGCCGTTATCGCTGCAGCGCAATATTAAAACCCCGGACGCTGCGCTGGCCATTTTCAACGAGATAGACCAAAAATGGCAGGCGTTCGCAAGATTAACCGGCGAACAGATCAATCCCCACGGATTCGAGGAAGTTTTCAAACGGCGCGAACCCGAACTTTATGCCATGCTTGAAGACGCCAAACAGTTGCGCGAGTTAGAAAAAAATATGAGGCGAATTTATGGACATAAACGATCACTTTAACCCCAACTGGAAAAGCCCGCCGGGCGACACGATTTGGGATGTTATGCAGGAACGCGGGATCTCCAAATCTGAACTGGCCCACGAATTGCGGTTATCGCTGCGCGACGTCACCGATCTTATAGAGGGCAAACGACGAATTACCCTGGGCCTGGCCAACTTGCTCGCCAATTACCTCGGCGCCTCGTTTCAATTTTGGATGCTGCGCGACTATAACTATCTTGAAAGCATGGGCGAACTGGATAAATACCGCGGCACAGTTAAACCGGAACAGCCCAGCTTATTTTCAGAGGGCGAGGATGAAAATGACTTTTAAGCGGAAGCGGAATTTTTATAAAAAGGGGCATGGCCCATTATATATTTGGGAGTTTTCTTTTGTTGGCCACAAGAACGGAAAAATAATAAGTGTTGATGAAATCAAAAACATAAGTTTGGTTGTGCCAATAAGGCCAAAAAAAGTATTTTGTGGAAGAAAAAACCGAGGGATAAATGGAAGAAAAAAATAAGACATTCGTTATTAAAGCCAACGCCACTTTTATGGCCAAAGATTTGGAAGCGGCTATGATCTTAATAGCAGATCATTTAAAAAAAGTGGCCACGGAGCCTGATTATGACGGCACCATTTTCACCTCGGGGAGCATTGAAATTAAGGCGGTTAAAAATGACGACATATAAATTTTTTGTCGAAGGCCAGCCGGTTCCAAAGCAATCATTTCGGGCCACGGTGGAAAAGGATGCCGAGGGCCGGGTAAAACGGCGCGGCGGCTATACCCCGCAAAAAGTCAAGAATTGGGCTGCAGACGTTGGGTGGGCTGCCAAACAGCAAATAAGGCAGCCAATACCGGGCAACGTGGCGGTTTCTATGAACTTCTTTTTAGTTGATAACCGGGTGGTTGATCTGGATAATCTCTCTAAAAATGTTTTGGATGGCCTTAAAAATGTGGCTTTTGGGGATGATTGCAAGGTGGTTGAATTGAACTTAAAAAAGACCGTGGATAAAAAGCATCCGGGCGTTTGGGTAACCATTAAACCCATGATTAATGCCCAGCCCCATTTCTTCACCACGGCCGCCACCATTACGGTTTTATTAAATGGCGAACAGGTCGCGCAGGCGGCCATAACCGACCGCGAAGATCTTAACGCTTTTCTGGTCGGGGTTTTATCAGATTACCCGAATAATTTTGTATCTGGAAAGGATGAGAAATGATTGCATTAAGGCAAGATGATTGTTTGGATGTTATGGCAGATCAACCGGACAAATATTTTGATTTAACCCTCTGCGACCCGCCCTATGATTGGCCAGAGGCCAAGCGGAACCAATACCACGCCGAGATTAAGCGAATAACCCGCGGCGCCATTATTATATTTTGCCCTCCCGAAAACCTGTGGCAGCCGCGCTGCAATCAAACCCTTTTCTGGATTAAGCCGACCAGCACCAAAAACACCAGCAAAAGTTATTCCCGGTTTGTCGAGATCATGCAGGTCTGGAATGGGCCGGTTTGGAATTGCGGGCGCCATTGGACGCAGTACACCAACGTTTTTTATGATCTGGTCGACAGCACCGATCATCCCTATAAAAAACCTGACAGCATGATCACGCGATTGATCTTAAACCACACCAACCCCGGACAGATCATTTTCGACGGATTTTTTGGCAGCGGCACCACGCCACGCCTGGCCAACGCGCTGGGCCGTGATTGCATTGCCTCTGAAATCGACCCGCTTTTATATGCCGAAGTCGCTGCGCAGTTCCCGGAGGAAATAAAATGAATTTAAATCTTGATATTGAAACCCCTACAACAAGTTTTTTATGCAAGGAAAAACGCACCTTTTGGCAAAAAATTTGCGACATTTTTACCGGTTACCGCCCGAAAATTGGTTGGATTGAATCAAGCGACCCGCATTATGCCGTTGGTGACAAAGTCTTATTAACTTCCAATGGAAAGCGCCTGAATTCATACGCAAGTTATAGTTTTTGTAATTACTATAATCCTGACAAGAGGATTGGTTTTGATGGCGACGACCCATTTGGCGAAGGAAAGGAAGAAAATGAGCGGCCATAACCGATGCTCGTTATGCCCTTATGAATCCGGGCCGTATGATTGTTTTTCAGATTGGTGCAATCAATCGGCCCCCATAAAGAAAAGAGGAAAAATGAAAAAATATCTGCGCACCATGATCTTTATTATTGTTATCTTCGTCGTTTTATTGGCGCTGCGCGACCCCTTCGCCGTCACGGCCGGGTATGATGCCTCGCCAATATCCGGGGTGGTTTTCGACGACAACACCCTCGTTGTAATCAGGGCCACGGACGACCAGCCGCCGGCAATAGATCAAACCCTGGGCCTGTTATCCGGGCGCCCCTCGCTTGGATTTATTGCCCATGATTATCTGGCCGGTGATCATATCCGGACTATGTATGTTGGCGAAAAAATAACCTTAATTTATTCGGACGGAACGACTAAAATTTATGAGGTTTACGTTATAGGCAGCGTGCCGGCCAATACCCTGATGATTCAAATTTATTACCAGCCCGGCGAAATTGTTTTTCAGACCTGCATGGAAGATAACCTGCGCTTTATTGTTAAAGCGCGTCCGGTTTTGTAGAATGATCGGAGCCATTAATGGCAAATACTGATTGGTATCAACACATCGATTTATCCGGGCCGCTGCGCGAGGCGCTGCAATTTGTTGCCGAGGGTAAAACCGACCAACAGATTGCCAGCCAGTTGGCCATCAGTTTGAAAACCGCCAAGCGGCACAGAAAATTACTGCGCAGGGCCTTTAATTCAGATAGCACGGCCGAAATGATTGCCAAAGCCACGGTGCTGGGGTTCGTTAACACAGATCGGATTTTTGCCAACGATAAACCGCCAATTTATGCCGATTATGACCCTTAAAGGGTAATTGTCAAACGAAAATACAATGGTTACAATATAGGCGTCTTTCGCGCCTATTTTGTTTAAAAAAGGAGTTCACTATGTTGGGTCAAGTATTGCTTGTTTTTTTGGTAATGATCTTCGTCGCCTTCCTCATTGAAACTTTGGTCGAGGCAGCCCTCGGAACCTTATTTGAAAAGGTTCCCAAACTCGCGCCATTTAAATGGTGCTTGATGTATGTCGCCATTGCCGCGGGCGTTTTCGCTGCCTTCCTCTACAAATTCGATTTGGTCTATATGCTGGCCACGTTTTTGGGTGCCGAAGGAATTCAGGTCACCGTATTTGGCATTGTGATCACGGGCCTCGGTATCGGCAAAGGCAGCAACTACCTGCATGACATTTTTAAGAAATTCTTTGTCAAGCCGGATAGCACCCCCGCCGCCTCTGGATGATTTGAGTAATGGCCAAAAAGAAGGGCCGCTGGCAACGGCGGCTCTTTTTTATAGATGGGAGTAGAAAATGACCGACCAAGTTTTGGAAGAAATCACATGGAAAAATATCAAGATCAAATTGGGGGAATTGAAACCGTGGTCAGAAAACCCACGTTTTAGCACCAGAGCACAGGCAGACAAGATTTTAAAATCATTCAAAATATATGGCCAAGTAATTCCATTTGCCATTTCACCAGAGAATGACGTATACGATGGCCACCAGCGCTTAAGCGCATTGCTGACCAAATATGGCGAAAATCACGTGGTAGACGCCCGCCGGGCAAGCCGAATGCTCACGGACGACGAGCGCAAACAGTTAATTATTTTCCTGCATTCCGGGGCTGTTGGTTCTTGGGATTGGGAAAAAATCAAAAATTGGAACCGTGATCAAATCGCTGAATGGGGCATGGATTTTGACGCAGTTAATACTTGGAAAAAAGACGCCACCATACTTAATTCAGTGATCGGAGCCGTGGCGCCTGGCCCAGCGTCAGACCGCGGTTCTCTGGCAGATCAATTTATCATCCCGCCCTTTTCTGTTTTAGATGCACGGCAAGGTTATTGGCAGGCCAGAAAGCGGGCATGGATTGAACTCGGAATCCAAAGCGAGATTGGCAGGGGCGACAATCTGTTGCTGCAGAACGAACAGGTTACCACTGAAAACCTCGAATTTTATCGCAAGGCCAAACGTAAAAAATTCAACTTCCCCGATGATCACATTGGCGAAGATGGAAAATTCCACACCGGAGATCTGCATAAGGGTTATGAACGCGACGACGATGGCAATACTGTTCGTCCCGCTGTTGGCGCCGGCGCCCTTAAAGATAGCGAACAATTCCCTGACCCGCTGGCCAGAAAAAAAGCATACGACCAAAACAAAAACGGATTGCTGGGCTTTTCAGAACAGGCGCGCAGCCATTACCGCAAGGGTAATTCCCCCGGCGGTTCTCCGCGCCCTGCAGCCAAAACCGTTGACGGCCACACAGTGCGCGGTGATGGACACGGCCGCGAATTGGCCACCAGTTTTTCATCACAAGCCAGCCTGACAGCATTACAGCGCACAGGCGACAGCCACGGCGAGGTATTCGGAACAGAGGGCAACATATCAGAGCAAACAGGCACCAGTATTTTTGACCCTGTGCTTTGCGAGATTGCATATCGTTGGTTCATGCCCAGGACAGGCGCCGTCTTGGACCCGTTCGCAGGTGGTTCGGTGCGTGGGATTGTGGCAGCCAAACTCGGATATTCCTATACTGGCATTGATCTGCGCAAGGAACAGATTGACGCCAATAATGTGCAGGCAAAAGCAATATTAAGAAAAGCGGGCAAGGCCGAACCCGAAAGCAAGATGGTGACGATCAAAATCTCGGCTGCCAGCGCGAACCTGATATTTAAGGGCTGCAGCCCTGATTATATTAAGGACGTCTGCCACGCCTCATGCTGCGACAGTTCCACCAGCCCAACCGGAACCATGATCACCATAAATCCTGCAGAACAAAAGAAAATCGAAAAGCGGGGCGGCGTGGTGATTGATGGATTGCTGCAGCCGCGCGAGGGTGAACGAAAATGCCCATTCAAATCTGCAGATCATTTATGCTCGATTCACTTCACACCAGACAAGCCATTTGGCTGCATCGCCTCGCCCTTCACACTTAACAAGAACGGCACCCTGATTGTGCGCAACCGCTATAAACTTCTGAAATGCTACAAGGAAGAAGGGGGCGTGCCGGCATATCAGGCATTCAGGGCTTCGCTCGATCTTATTTTTGGCAAGGTAGAGGCAGAACGGATTTGCCAGCACCTTGCTGCAGGCGGTGGGGATATTCCCGCGCAGATCAAGCGCGAGGTTTATAACACGCTATTGGAAAATGACGAGATCAAGCACGGCGCCCCTGCCAGGCCCCCGGTTATTTCGACCCCAGCGCCAAATTGGGTAGTTGGTGATTCACGCAATATTAAAACCCTGGCCCCCGGTTCTTATGACTTTATTTTCAGTTGCCCCCCTTATTTTGATCTTGAACTTTACAGCGATATTGAGGGCGATTTGTCCAACATGGGAACTTATAAAGAGTTCATCAAAACTTACAGGCAGATTATTTTCGATTCCGTGGCCATGCTTAAGGATGATCGGTTTGCCTGTTTTGTGGTTGGTGATATTCGGGATAAACGAGGGTTTTATCGAAACTTCCCTGCAGACACCATCCGGGCTTTTGAAGACGCCGGCATGACATTGTATAACGAGGCGATTTTATTAACCGCCATCGGGAGTTTGCCAATCAGGGCCGGCCGGGCTTTCCAATCTGGTCGTAAACTTGGAAAGACCCACCAGAATGTATTGATCTTTTATAAGGGCGACCCCAAAGCCATTAAAAACTTTGGGGATGTTGAATGCGGTGATATGATAATTAACGAACAAATCGATGACGCCCAATAACTGCTATACAGTGAATTAACAGTGAAACGATGGCAAATACTGAAAACCTTAAACCATTTGAAAAGGGCGACCCACGGATAAATCGAAAGGGCCGCCCCAAGACATTTGATAAACTTCGGGCGCTGGCAATATCCATTGCCTCCGAAGATGCCGGCATAAAAGACCGGGAAGGAAACGACACCGGCATGACCAACGCAGAGGCGGCGCTGCGCAGCCTGATGAAAACCGATACCAAATTATTCTTTGAAATCGCTTTCGGCAAGCCGCCTGCACAGATCGAGGTCGTTGGTAAGAAAAGCAAACCGCTGGAGATACGAGTAAAATATGTCGATCAAGAGAAACCCGTTAACGACTGACCAGCCCATAGAGATTAATTTGCCTCGCCTGCATCCTGCGCAGATCGAGATTAAATCTTTGCTTAAGAGGTTTAATGTTCTGGATTGCGGCCGGCGGTTTGGCAAAAATATTCTTGACCAAGATGTGGCTATTAAGCTGATGCTCGACGGCTGGCCAGTTGGTTGGTTTGAACCAACCTATAAATACCTCGGCGAATCATGGCGCGAACTAACTGACGTCTTTGCACCGATCACGCGCGATAAATCCGAGCAAGATCGACGCATAGAACTCTACACCGGCGGCACCCTTGAAATGTGGTCATTGGAAAATAACCCTGACGCCGGCCGATCAAGGAAATATAAACTGGCCATTATCAACGAGGCCAGTTTGGTTAAAGGGTTATTGCAAACATGGAATAAGTCGCTGCGCGCGACGCTGGCCGATCTTCGCGGTGGGGCCATATTTTCAGGAACCCCCAAGGGCCTTAATGACTTTTATAAAATTTACCAAATCGCTGGCCAGCCAGAGCGCCGCGAAACATGGGCGCGGTTTAAATACACCACTTATGACAACCCATTTATTTTAGCCTCTGAAATCGACGAGATACGCGACAGCGAAATGCCTGAGCGCGTTTTCCGTCAAGAGATCATGGCTGAATTCATCGAGGATGGCGGTTACTTCCAAAACCTCGATAAAACGGCGGTGATCAAGGCGCGCGAAGTGCCTGGCCAGCACAGGGGCCACAGAAAAGTTATGGCCCTTGATTGGGGCCTATCTGGTGACTTTACGCTGCAGGTGGTGGGGTGCTGCGATTGCAATAAGGTGGTTGATTGGGAACGCTTTAACATGATGGATTACATTTTCCAGCGCGAAAAGGTCAAAGCCATGTATCGGCTGTGGGGCTGCGAAAGCATCATGCCAGAACGCAACAGCATGGGGGTTCCCAATATCGAGATTTTAATACAAGACGGATTGGAAGTACTGCGCGGTGTCGACGGCATCCCCGGATTTAACATGATTGCAACCACCAAGCCCCCGCTGATTCAAGCATTGGCCGTGGCTTTCGAGCATGATAATTTTCAGGTTCCGGAAGAAGCGGGCGACGAACTGCGCTCTTTTGAAGTGTTGACAATGGCCAGCGGTCACCCAAAGTTTTCCGCACCGAGCGGGATGCACGATGATTGGGTGATTGCGCTGGCCATTTTACGCCATGCCATGACAGGCGGGGCGGCATCCACATGGGAAGATCTCGAAGAATTGGGCGAACCCGACGACGATTTTACAAGCCGCTGGGCCATTGGTGATCAATAAGTGAGGCTAAAATGAACGGACAGAAAAAAACAAAATTAAGCATGACCAAATCAGAAGTGAGCGACGAACAGAAATGGGTCGAAATTGGAACCCTGGGCCTGCAGACCACCATGGGATATGTGAGCGAGGCATATCACGCAGACCTGCATTGGCCATCCGTGCAGCCCTTATATTCCCGGCTGCGTCGATCTGACCCCGAGGTAACCATTGTGCGCAACGTGTACCAAGCCCTTGCCCGCGCAGTAAAACTTAAATTCGTGCTGGCAGACGACCCCACCGACGATGAAAAGCGCGCGCAGGAATTCGGTGATTCGATTTTGGAAGACATGGACGGCGGCGCCGATGGCTTTTTATCCACGCTCGTTTCGCAGGTTCCCTTCATGGGGTTTGGCTGGTGGGAAGTTGTATTGGGCCTGCGAAATAAGAACTGGACACCGCCCGACGATGATGATTGGCGAAGCCAGAACAATGACGGCATGATCGGCATAAGGCGCCTCGCCTGGCGTGATCATTCATCGTTTGCCCGGTGGGATTTGGACGAACGAACTGGCCGGCTGCGTGGCATGGTGCAGCGGGATAACCCAAATGCTGAAATCACGATACCGCTCGACAGATCATTGCACATCGCTTATGGCGACACCAACAACCCCGAAGGACTTTCGCCGCTTGAAGCCATTTGGAGATTGGAACGAATTAAATTCGGGTTGGAAATCGTGCAGGGCATTGGCTTTGAGCATTCGGCTGGTTATCTTTCTGTTGCAACGCAAAAAACCTTAACCGACAAAGACAAGGATATGATTCGCCGCTCGGCAAGGGCCATTACCACGGCCCAAGAGGGGAACTATGCTACATGGCCAAAAGACGTCACCGGCGAACTTAAGGATGTTCCATTTTCCGCTGCAGCCGCAATCCTCGAAGCCATTAAGCATTTCGGCGTTTTAAAGTTAATGGTCTTTAATATGCAATGGGCCGCCCTGTCAACGATCACCGGCGTGGGTTCCAATGCAGCCATGACAGATTCAAGCCAAATGTTCATCACAGTATTTAACGCCATGATGGACGGCATGATTGCGCAGGCTGACCACCAGTTGGGCCGGCGCTTGTTCTGGCTTAATGCAGATCGGTTCCCCGGCATGGTAAAACGGCCACGGCTGGTTTGCACACCGATTGAAAAGCAAATCAGTTTGACCGATCTGGCAGCCCTGCTTAATGCAATCGCTTGGATGCCGTTATCTGAAGAAGATCTTAAAGATATTCGCCGGGCCAGCGGCATTTTGCGGCCCAACACGCCCGCACCAGAAGACATAGTTATACCGGGCGCTGCGCGCAGCATAGGGGCCAACCCTGCAGCCGCGCCGGCCACCGGAACCGCTGCGCAGCGATTGCCCAGCACCATGCGCGAATGGGCCAAGTTTAAAAAAGAATTGGCCGACGCCAATCTAGCCATTGAATTGCGGCGGGCCACCGATCTGGCCCAGGGTAAATAATTATGAGCGGCCGGCGGTTTTGGTTGATGATTTTATGTGAGTTTTTGATCACTGCAATCATTGGCTGCATTGCCGGCGTGATCATTTGGTGCGCGGTGATCGGAGAGGTGTAACCATGAATTTCAGGGATATTTTTAAAAGGATTTTTGCCAAGATTAATGCCATGTTCGCGGGCAATATGACGCCTGACCTTTTGCCATATAACCAAATAAGGGCAATCTATAAATATCAAATCCAAAATGCAATACTCGGTTTTTTGATCGACGACGCGAACAACCCCACCAAGTATGCCAACGAAATGAAAAAAGCAATGGTGCAATCCTTCTCGGAGGCATTTGATCGTGGCTATACAGACGCCGGCGGCGACCCCAAAGAGATGGAACAATCAGATCATACATGGGTCGGCAACAAACAAATGACCGAGATTGGATTTATTGGCCAGTTATTTGACCGGCTTAAGGAATTGAAAAAGGAGGAACCGGACGAGGATAATACCAGCGAGGTTGATGATCGTTCAGAGGGTTATGCCACCACGCTCGACGGCATTTATGCAGAGGGCCGGCTGCGCGGCGACAAAAACCAAATGCTCACATTCGACGGCGACGATGGAATGGAATCCTGCAAGGATTGCCAGAAGTGGAAAGGCAAACGACATTCTGCAAAATGGTGGATTAAGCGTGGCCTCATACCTGGCCAGCCGGGCAATCCAAATTTTGCCTGCAGGGGCTTTAACTGCCTGCATTATCTTTATAATGACGCCGGCGAAATAGTAGCGGGGCATTGATATGAAAAATCCTCAAATGCCAGAACCCCCGACCAGTTTACCGAACGTCTTGCCGCCGCCCCCGCCGCCCGGAGGCGATATTTCAAAAGCGGTTACTTCCATCGCCCGACAAATAGACCGGCTGCCATCCGGGCATTATGTTGTTGAAATCGAAAAGCCCACCCATCTATCCGGTGAAGATTGGCAAGTGAAGATTGATCGAATAGAAAAGGTGCGCGAGATGGATATAACAGTTAATCGTCGCGGCGCCGTGGCCCCTGCGCAGATCATAGGCAACCACGCAGGGCGCCTGCAGCCCAAGCGAGGAACCCGGTAAAATATGACCCTTAAGGGGCAGTTGTCAAAGGCCCCCATGTCACTTAAACTTTTTATGAATGAGGACATAAGATGAAACCAATAATCTTTGCCACACAACTTGAAAAACCCACAGGCGAAATCACCAAAATAGACGTTCTTTCGGCCGGCGAATTCATGGACAGCATGGGCCGTATTGCTGCATTCAAAACCACCGATCTGCAAACCTATGTCGCCAATACTAAAAAAGCCCTGGCCAGCACCGTTGATGGGAATGGCGTTCTGGTGGGCTTTCCGATTGATTCGATGGACCATGATCACAGCGTCGCTGCAGGGTGGATAAAAGACGTTGAACTCGACGCGCAGCGCGAAAAAGTTGTGGCGTCCGTGGTCTGGAATGAACTCGGAACCGAATTAATCCAAACCGACCAAATGCGTTACTTCTCGGCCGAAGCCGATCTGCGCGCCAAAGTTCTAATGGGCGGCACTTTGACCAACTGGCCAGCCACCCGGAACAAAGAAAACGAGATCATGCTGCAGCCGGTTACATTGTCAATGGCCATGTTTTCTTTGAATGGCGAAAGTCTGGACGCCATGACCGACGCGGTAAGAATGGCGTTTTATGAGCAATATGCAGAATATGACTATAACAGTTGGCCGGTCGAAGTTTTCGACACTTATTTGATCTGCCATAAGGACGATGCATATTATCAGGCGAAATACACCACGGACGCCGACGGCGCCATTACCTTTGATGAAATGGAAAAATGGACAAAGGTAAAACGCCAATGGGTGGAAATGGCCATGCAGGCATTAAAAAGGGTGTTTTCTGGCTTTTCTATGAAAGCCAGTGATGAACCAAATTCAAACTCGGAGGATGTTATGAACGAACTTGACAAATTACCACCCGAGCAAAGAACAGCGTTGCTGTCGCTGGCAAAGCAACAACTTGCGGCCGATTTATCGGCCAATAGCAAAGACGCATTGCCAGAACTCGCAACCCTGATTCAATCTCGCATCGACACCGGCATTACCGCCGGCTTGGCGATGGAACAGAGAAAGCAGCACGTCGCCCAATTCGCGGCTCGCGCTGTGAGCGGCACCAAAGACAAACCCAACGGTTTGCCAATCGCGCAGGATAAACTCGAAGCCATTATGCTGTCATTGCCAGAGGACAAGCAGGCTGATTTCGAGGCTGTGGTAGATGGCATTCTCGAAAAAGGGTTGGTGCCTTTCGCTGAACTCGGTCATGAAAAACTGCAAACCGGCAATACCGAGATCCCCGAAGAAATCAAGTTGTCGCTTAAGGGTTGGCTCGACGCCGGCAAAACCATTGAAGAATTCTTCACGATCAACCCGGAAATGGGCGCCATGAGCGACTATAACCTGGCAGAATTCACGAAGAAGAAAGAGGCATAACATGGCTGACTTAACTGCCAACGCACCCCTGCGCTCCCTCGGCCCCTCTGTGACCGAAAAATATTTCTTGGATTCGAGCGCGGCCCAGCACCCTTACAAGGGCAGCCCGATGATTATCGACCAAAGCGAAGATACCACCCGCGTGCGCGCATTCGTTGACGCCACCGTGGTCGACCCTGCAGATATTTGCGTGGGTATCGCTTTGTCGGAAGTCGCCGTGGCCCTGGGCGATACCGAGGACACCGAGGCTACATCAATTATCGTTGCGGTCGGCCCCTCAATTGTGGGCTTTAAAAGTACCGTCTTTGACAATGCCGATCTTGGCAAAACTGTTTATATGTCGGATTCGGGAACCCTTTCCGAAACCGCTGCAGACAATCCACAGATCGGTAAACTTTACGCGGTTCGCGACGGCTATGCTTATGTCGAATTAACCGCACCCCAAATCTGCACCGGGGCATAGGAGGAAATCATGCCACCCAATATTGCTGCTAATGTTCCGAACCATCTGGTAATTGGTGCCCGCACAGGATTCCTCGCAGCCATCCCCGAAGTCGTGCAGCCTTACCAGCAAATTGCCCAAGTCTTCCCGATGAATGCCAAGACTGTCACCCTGACAGATATTGGCGCCGCCCCACTGCCATTACCCAGCACCGGCAAAAACAAGGTGCAGAACTTCATCGAAAAAGCCCTGCAGATCACCGCGAAAGATTGGGAAATCGTCGTCGGCATTTCTCATAATGCCATTCAGGACGACCAAACCGGCGACCTTAACCGCAAGGTAAGGGGCGCGGGCGAAGGGTTCCAAACTTGGATTAATTCAGAATCATTCCAAGCCCTGAACGACGGCGACACCGTGAATTATGGCAAATGCTATGATGATCTGTACTTCTACTCGAATTCCCACGTCGACAAGGGTGCGGATTATCAGACCGTTCAGGATAACTTGAACGCGCTGGCATTGAGCCTCGACAATTTCACGACCGTCAAGGTCGCCGCCAACAAGTTCAAAAACGACCGTGGCAAACCCACCCGCTACAATTACAACTTGTTGGTTGTCTCGCCTGAACTGGAATACACCGCCGGCCAAATCTGCCTTAACACCGAAGCATACGACACCGCCAACCGCGAAAAGAATCCTTATGCTGGTGTTACCCGCTACTTGGTGGCGCCTGAATTCGATTCGACCGCATGGGCTTTGGTCGCATCCGGCCAGTCGATCAAACCGATCATCATCGGTGAGCGCGAGGCTCCGAACCTGATTTCTGCGTGGTTCGACCCCGATGGGCCAGAAGGTGGAGTTTATTACTTCAAATTCTATGCCCGTTATGTGTTTGCATACAGTGATTGGCGATTGGTCAATTTGGGCAATAGTTAATCGCTGCGGTGATCATCAAACAAGAAGGCGTGGTGTGTTAAAGCGCCACGCCTTTTTTAAGAAAACGGAGTAAATTATGACCGCAAAAATTACCAATCTTTCAAAGTTGTTATTGCAGATTCCGGGGGCTGATGGCACGGCCTCCGGCGAAACTGTCCTGCAGACCAAATATGGTGTGGTTAAATTCCACAGCCGCCCGAACATTGACGGCTATGTGGTAGAGGTAAAATCCGAACCCACCATCGTTACCGGCACACATTTCGGCATCGAAGATACTGTGGACGCCAAACCCAGCACTGCCACTTCGCAGGCTGGCATCCGGGGCCTCGGCGGCATTGCCAGGCTGGCCAGCGGCTACACCATGACCGGCGGGGGCCTTATTGGCTCCTATGGTCAGATTTGTAACCTCGGCACGCTTAATGGCGCCGGCATCATTTCGGCGGCATCTTACAGCCTGATTGAAGACGGCGGCACGTTCACGGCCGTTTCACATCTGGCTGCAGGCTGGTTCGATACCCACCTAACCAAAACGATCACCGCCGGCGTGTATGATCTGCTCTATCTCACCAACAACGGAACCACGCAGATCGACAATGCACTTTATATCTACGCTGGCAATAAGATCACGAACCTTTTCAATATCAAGACGGCATCGGGTATGGTCGGTGCAAATCAGGCGGGCGGGTCCACGCTCAATTTCACCAATTACCGCCTGATTAAGATTGTTTTGGAAGACGAGACTTACTACATTCCGGCCGCCAAAACAATCGGTTAAAACAAACTCAAATTTATAAATTTTAAGGAGGATGGTCATGGCTAAAAACGAGGTCGAAGGAAAAGAAAAAGTGGTAATGCCGTTCCCGGCTGGTGGTATCGAAATGGTGACAAAATTTCGAGGCCAAATAGCAGCCATCGAAGAAAAAGCACAGTTATACATTGACGGCGTGATTGCCGGGCTGGGCATAACCCCTGACCAAAATCCTGTGATCGACGCGCAGGCCATGACCATCACATTTGAAAAGAAAGAGGAATCCGATGGAAGCAAGAGTTAATCAAAGTCATCCGTGGAAAGAAGTAACCGCGTTCGCTGGCCGCTTGTATATTAAAGACGAGTGGCGCCTTGTACCTGAACAGAACGAGGCTGCAGCCCGCGTTCATCCTTTCCTTGAAATCCGAGAAGATCAAAAAGCGGCCGTGGCCAAGAAGAAAGTTGTCGAAAATCCTGCAGATCAACCGCCTGCAGATCAACTTCCTGCCGGCCAACCCCCTGCAGATCAACCACCGGCCGAAACAGCGCCCGCACCGAAAAAGGGTGGTAAAAAGGTGCTGACGCCCGAAGAAGAAGAAGCCAAAAAAGCCGAGTACAATGCAAACCGCAAAGCCAAACGCGCGGCTG